AACGATGACCCACGCGATCCCGATCCGGTGGTCGCCGTTCGGGCGGCTGAGCCAGACCCAGAGCCGGACTGGCAACGGTTGCGTGGTGACGGGTCGTCATTGGCGAAGAGGTCCAGGCCGGCCCCACGTACCCCGCCAGAGCCACAGAAACAGCCTCAGGAGCCACGGGCCGTGTTTAGCGACATGCTGCCCAGGGATATGCCCGGCGGGTTGATACGAAGGTCCAGAGAGCGTCTCGCGCCATCTAAACGGTCAGACCTCGAAGCCACGGAACTCGCCATGTTCTATCGAGAGCCAGCCTACGTGATTTTGCAGCGTAGGAAGAACGACGGATGCTGGAGATGGTAAGCACATGAGCGACTGGTATGGCGTTGACAGCGGTAATGTGAGGCGGAGCGTGGAGGCAGACAACCACGTCCAAGCAGCGGTAAAGGCCACGGTCGAGCATATCCAGGATCACGGGCATGCGACTCCGGGTGTAGTTTACCGTGTTATTAAGGTCGGTGATGCGGATGGCGATGCGATGATCATGCTGTCCGAATTGGTCCGGTCAGAGGGGGGGTTCGTTGACACGCCTGACCCGCTGAATGAGGGAGATCCCAAGATATGAGCATCGCTTACCGAGACAAAGTGGCCGGGTTGTTTCGCGCATCGCCGGGCACCTGGATCGACGGTCTCACGGTCGCCAGTCGCGGCGGGGCCTATGCGTGGCGCACCCGTGTGTCAGACTGCCGCGTGCAGCTTGGTATGGTGATAGAGAATCGGGTCCGGGCGCTCGAAAACGGGAGCAAGGTCAGCGAGTATCGCCACACTCCGGCCGATGAGTTCGCCGTTGACCGCGCAGAAGCGGCGGCGATCCGGGCCGAGGCCAACGGCGACGTGCGTTAGTCCTGATCGTCTTGCATTTCCCAATCCGGCTCGTCGGTAAAGCCGCAGGCCTCGCAGGACGCCAGCCCTCGGGTGGCAATTTTCAAAATAGCGTCACAGACGGGGCACTCCGGGGCCTCGTCCTCCGGTGGGTCTAGGGGCGGTTCCGCCATGGGTGGTGTCTCCTGTAGACGTTCTAGGTCTTCGAGTTGTTGGGCTTTCCACAGACGGCCGTGCAGATCGCGCATGGTCGGCCGAGCAACACCCCGTGCTGGCAGTGCCAGAAATCAGCCTCCAGTTTGTTGGGGTTGGTCTTCAAAATGCGAGCGCCAGCATGGCGACCATGGCGACGACAAGTACCAGCAGTAGCCCGTCTCGGATATCGGTCCAGTTCATGATGTGGCCCCTTCAATTCGGCGGTATTCGGCCTCGACCTCGACCATGGCCTGAGCAAACGCTGCGCCGTTATTGGGGACAAACGGCGACCTGGCGGTGGGGATATCTGTCCACGCCTCCGCGCACAAACCCATCGGCAAGCGGTACAACTCGACACAATCAAATTCTTCGCATCGGTGCAACAGCCAGTCAGGGCGATGCAACCGCACATTGCGGGGGTGTACGTGTTCCCCGAGGCGCTCACCGAGTGCAATGGCGAGCGTGGCGCGGCTGATCCTCTTCGGTGTTGGGTGCAAGTTCGGCATTGTATGACCTCCTGTTGTGGTGTTCTGTTCTCTCCCGTGGGTTACTTCGCACCGCACGCCCGGCGGATAGTCCAGTCATCCGGGCTGAGCGGCTTGTCGTACCCCGTGAGCGTTTCGAGATGCTCCAGGGCATCCGCAAGCGCCTGACGCGCCGCGATGACACCATTCATAGCGTCGGCTGATCGGTCGAGCAATGCGGCATTATTGCGCGCTTCCATCCGTTTATGATTGCGAGCGCGCCGGCCCTCGTAATAGCACGGATTCAATCCCTCGATGGCGGTCGAGTCCAGCGGCTCAGCGGTCTCGAAGTGCCCCAGCAGGATGGTCACGCCGCCATGCTTGTACGGTGCGTTGCGGACTTCCATACGGTTGCTCCAATAGGGCTCGTTTTCTAGGTGCGTCATGCCGTACTGGCGTCGGAGCCGCCAGTGCGCTTTCCCTCCGGGCAGTTTCGCGAGTATCCGCGTGGTGATCTGTTTGCCGTGCAAGCCCTCAAGCGCCTCAAGTACGCGGTCGGGCGTCTCGGTTTCCGTGCCCTCGAAGATCAGCTCTGATATATCGTTGCGTGTCCAGTGTGTCTGTGGAATGCTCATGATTGATTGTCTCCGGTTCGAGTTCGGGATAATCGAGCCGCTAGCGCTCGCCGCGTCTCTCGTCTCTGGCAATACCTTGTGCTTGTCGGTACGTTGGCGCGTACCCTATTACCTCGCACCCTGGCGCTCCCCACGTGTTGTCATAGTCGCGCCAGATCTTGATCGACCCGTTCGACCGAACGACAACCCAATTTTTGATAATCGGACGTGTCATGATGTGCCCCTTTTTAGAGTGAGATATCGCCCGTTCGTACCAGTTGCGTATAATGCGCGGCCCAGTCTCTCGCCTCTCGCCATTCGTCCCTTGGCAGTAACTGTTCAGACTGGCTTGTTCCGTGGGATACGCCTATCTTGGACATAAGCCGGTATCCTCGGGACCACTGCCCCGAGTGGCACCGCCGGCAGACATAATCGAGGCCGATCAAGCGTTCGGGATTCATGAGGCGCACCCGTTCGGGACTGTCGAGCGGCGAGCCGCAAAGATACTGATGCCATTCTCAAGGCAGAACGCCATGCGATCCGATACGCTCAGACAATCGCGCCAGCATTCATGGCACGCAATCTCGCCATCGCGGATGACGTACGATGGTGTCCAGCCCCATCCGTTGGGCTGAACACGTACGGCCTTACCGCACTCGCAGACGACCCACTCGTCGGACCACTCGATGGCGTACCCCGCGCGGTCCAGCAGCTCCGCGAACCGTGAGCGAAACGTCGAAACTGTTGGCCAGTGGTTACCGGCTGCGCGTTCGGCGTCTGTGCCATAGCGGGTCTCATTGTTCCAATTGGCAAGATAAACACCGTTTCGCGGTTTGGAATACCCTGGTTCGGCGTATCCTTCCGCGTATTCTATGCCCCACGTTCCGTCAGATATCACGTCGTCTAAAATACCTTGTAGTGTTCTCATGCGTACCCCCGTGGTTTGAGTGTCCGGCAGTGTTTAGCTTTTATAGTCGCTGGTTTCTCGTTCGCGTTCGGCCATCAAGCGGCGGTACTGGTCGCGCATCTCCATATATTCGGCGCAGGCCGCTCGCTGGGCCTCGCGAACCTGCCAGTCATTCATCCATTCATCTGTTTGGACGACGACAACCGCCAAGCGATACGCGGCTGTTATTTGTTCTTGACGATCTGTCGGGTATTCAACGATCCAGCGGCAGCGCGTATCTTCGGTTTCGGTTTCCATCGTGTCTCCTCCGTGGTTCAAGTGTCAGTCTCGCTCATCGACCCCAGTTCTCACCACGATCAGCCGCCACTATGGTCGCGGCGCGCTTGCACTCCCAACAATCAACGCCGTTTTCTGATTGCCACTCCACCGTGCGGCGCAATGCCGCCAACGACCGCACCCCCGCGTCAGACTTGACGTGGTGGCGAATATTAGCCGGTAACGTGTCCCACCATGTTTTGCGTTTCATCGTTGCCTCCCCGGTTCGAGTGTCCAGCGATATCAACCGACACGGAGCCGGTTGATACCGCAAGACAATCGAGCCGCTAGACCTTCACCCTGAGCCGTGCTAGCGCTTCGTCCGTGTCCAGTTGCGCGTATTCATACATGCCGTACTTAATACTGACGCGAACACGGTCAGGCGAGCGTTTCCAGCGTTTGATCGCACCGTTGATCGTCAGGTCGCGCACAGTCCCGTCATTCGCGGCAAACGCGACACGTTGACCAGCCCGGAGTGCTTTAATCTCACCCAGCGTCATCGTCCGAACGCTCACAAGCGGCCGGGCCGTTTTTGTTTTTCGTGCGTATCCATCGGGTAAGGTTTCAATATTCATGGCGTCTCCTGTGTGGTTTTTGTGCCAGTGTTAAAGAATGGCGTCGTCGTCGTAGGCGATCAAACGAAAGGCGTCGTCGTAGGCGATCAATCGATGAATCTCATTTATGGCGTCGTCGCACGCGGCTAGGGCTATATTCTCCATTTTGCGCGACAGACAGAAGTCTGCGTCATTTCGCTCACCATGGCGATATTCCCGTGTCGCTTCGTGGTGCGCTTCAATGATGGGCCTACACGCCTCACGGAGCCGATCATGATGCATCGTGGCGGTGGCAATGGTCATATTCCAGCGATTGATTGTGGTCATGGTTTGGTCCTTTTTTGTGTGCGGGTTACCGGGTCGGCGCAATCCAACAGCGACCTTGACCGTTCGTGTCCGTGGTAAAGGCGACCATGTGTGCGCTGTCTACTCTGATTAGCTCGCCTGATGGTCCGAGTCTCGTAAAGAATGGGGCGCGCTTGGGGTTATATCTGACCTCTACGGACAGCTCAGGATGGTCCGACCGTGTCTCACTGAGCGATGAATCAATCAGACCATGCGCTCGCGCGTGGACAGACTTGCACTTGCCGCCGGCAATGCGCCGTTGTTCTTTGGCGTTGATCTTGAAGGTGACGTTGTGGAGCACCGTCGAGTGCCGGTAGGCGATCACGCGTCCCGAGGTAGGCGAAGACTTGCCGCGCTTGTCTGTGATGACCGAGCGGGGCAGGTCTGTGCGCGTTGGTGACGAGAGTCTGAAATGGACTGATGCGGGTAGTTTCATGTAGCCTCCCTGATTAAATCGTCGGCCCACTGCCGACCCGGTGTAACCATTATACACATGCGCGGCTGGTATACAAGGCTTATCTTCAGCCCATCTTCAGCCCATCTGTGCGGACACGTCCGCTCAGCTTGTCCGCTTGTCCGCATGCCTTGCCGCTACCAAGGTGAGTGATCACTTACCAGGGCTTGAGCTAGGCCGGTGTGCTATTGGGGTGAGCGCTTACTCACTATTTGAAATACTTTTCAAACCGTTTTCGTTTTCAGATCCGAAAGCACTTCGAGATTCTGATATCGCTAATACGAACACATCCACATCGCGCAGCCTGGGACAGCACACGGAGCAAGCCAAGCTGGAACCAGGGGAATCAAAGGATAGAATCAGGCTGGTATATGGTAGAGTCTGGGCATGATGGGGGAGTCGGACGAGGGGTCTGCGGTGAAGAGCGGACGGGGAGGCTACCGACCCGGGAGCGGCCGAAAACCTGGTAGTACGGTAGCGAATGGGCGTGTGACGCCGTACAAGCCAGCGCGTGAGAAGGCGGAATTGCTGAGTCTCTGGCGTACGGAGGTCAGTAGGCAGTTTGAGACGTTGGTACGGGCTCAGATTCAATCAGCACAGGGTGTGACGCATATGGTGGCCCGTGATGCGGCGGGACGGTGGACAACGGTGACAGACCCGGATGTGATGGTCGAGCGGCTGAATGCGGGAGAGCAGGCGTATCGGTTGTCGGCCGTGGCGCCGAATGCGACGTTGATTGGGCAGATTATGGATCGGATGTTTGGGCAGGCGAAACAGACGATTGACCTGGATGTCAGTACAGAACCGTCGAGGTTGTCAGACCGGGAGTTGTCGGCGTCATTGGGGAATCTGATGAAGAAGCTGTCCCCGGTGTCATCGCCGGTTGTGGATGTGATGCCCGTGGAGCCTGACACCGACGAAAGAAACGAAATAAGTCCCCAGATCGACGCGCACACCGACGAAAGCAACGAAATACGTCCCGTGGACGACGGTCTGGCGGTGCAGTTTGTATCGCCCACGACAAACGATACAAACGATACAAACGATACAAGCGAGACAAACGGGTTGAGGACGGTGGAAGAGATTCTGGCTGAGGCACGGGAGAGTGCGGCACGACGGGAGCGAGAGGACGCGTGGCCGGATGTCTGAGTTGACCCTGGATGAGCGGTTACGGCTCGACGCCTTACACGAGGAGGCGGAACGTCGGACCACGTCGCGCTTCTCGACGTTCTATCCCGACGGGGATGGCCCCCTGGCCCGGAAGCGGTACCAGAAACACCTCGACTTCTTTGCGGCCGGGACCACGAAAGAACGGCTCTTTATGGCCGCGAACCGGGTTGGGAAGTCTGAAGCCGGCTCGTATGAGATGACCTGCCACCTCACGGGGCTGTATCCGCATTGGTGGACGGGGCGACGGTTTGACCACCCGGTCGAGTGCTGGGCCGTGGGCACGAACTCCCAGACGACGCGAGACATCGTCCAGGCAAAACTGCTGGGGAGTGTCCAGGCTCCAGGAAGCGGGATGATTCCGGCCCATCTGATTGAGAAGACCATTACCGCGAGAGGACTGGCCGGTGCCCTGGAAGGCGCACAAGTCCGACATGTGAGTGGCGGCTTGAGTCTCGTGGGCTTGAAAACCTACGAACAGGGACGCCCGTCATTCGAGGGGACCGCGAAACACGTCATCTGGTGCGACGAAGAACCACCACAGGATTCCTACACGGAGATGCTCTACCGGACGATCACCACACAGGGGAT